GTACCATCCGCAGGAATACTTTGCGCTAGGCTGGAACGCTGCGATAGATGCTATGTCTGCTGAGTTTGCTAGAAAGTGGGAAATGGATGAGTTATCTGATGTACCATTTATAACCCAGCCAATTAACGAATCATTGGAAGATAAAGAATGAGCCAAGATTATTCAGAAGTTTACTTAGATGCTATGAAAACTCTTAAAAGTTTTTATAACTATCAACTAAAAGAAGATTATGTAGAGGCAGCAATAGCGGCAGCAGAAGTGGCAACATTGGCTAGTCAATTAAAGGTAATCTCCATGCAAAAGGCAGAAATATGATCGAGCAGGGATCGCTAGAATGGTTGGCAATTAGGCTAGGCAAAGTTACCGCTAGTCGGATTACGGATGTCATGGCTAAAGGAAAGTCGGGTGAGGCCGCTACAAAGGAAGATTACCGCACAGAATTGGTAGTCCAAAGGCTTACAAACAGCCCAGGAGAGTCGTTTACCAATGCGGCAATGGAATGGGGTACGCAGACCGAACCAATGGCTAGGATCGCTTATGAGGCACAGGCCAATGTATTTGTAGAACAGGTTGCGTTTGTAGACCATTCCACGATAGAATGGTTTGGTTGTAGCCCAGACGGACTGGTTGGTGAAACTGGTTTGCTGGAGATTAAATGCCCAGCCAGCAAAACGCATATTAAGTATTTATTGGGAGGCAAACCGCCTGCAAAGTATGTACCGCAGATGCAATGCCAAATGGCAGTAACAGGCAAAGAGTGGTGTGATTTTGTAAGCTACGATCCACGCTTGCCAGAAGATTTACAGTTGTTTGTAGTGCGCCTTGAGAGAGATGAGGAATACATTAAGGCGATGGAAGCAGAAGTAGAAAAATTCCTCGGTGAAGTGAGTGAGATGTATTCTAAATTAAAGGAAATAAATAATGGCCGTTAAATATGATGTAATTTGTAAAAATGGTAGCTACACAGACAAAACTGGTGCTGAAAAGACTAAATGGCTTAAAGCAGGCATTTGCATGGAAACAAAGCAAGGTGGCCTAGCAATTAAATTAGAGTCTTTGCCAGTTGGATTTGATGGGTGGCTTACATTGTCAGAGCCAAAGGCAAGAGATAATTTTACGCCTCGTGGCAATGATGAAATGCCAAGAAACCGAATCCAAGACGATGATATTGGTAGTGTCCCTTTTTAAGGAACTGATATGAAAAAGATAGCTATTGGATTGGTAACATATATGTTACTGATAGGCGTAGGATATGCCTGCCAAACTACGACAGTTATTGTCAATGGCAAGATGACTACTTGTACGGTCTGCGGCAACATTGTGACTTGCTTCTGATATGCAACAACAAGTCACCGACCTAGTATTAAAGTTTCTAAGGCAAGGCTTTACGATTGAGCAGATAGAGCAGGCGTTTGAAACGGAACTAGAAACAATCCGTAAAACAGCGCCAATGCTAAAGGCCCAAAAAGAAGCTGCTTTAGCCCCATAACCCCACAAGAGATAGGCTGCATCCTTCACAAGTTTTCTGCTAGTTCACTTCCTATCAAACTAGCGCCCATGACCACCAAACAATTTGACCAGGCACTCCATGACCAATACGATCCCCCAGCGAGGGATGCAGTAACAAAATGGGTGAAGGTAAAGTGGGGGCTTGAATGTAGGGAAAACCCTAATGTGTATGGAGTAGATTTGCTCGTATATAGACTAGGTAAGCTAGTTGGTTATATTGAAGTAGAAGTTCGTAGCTGGGATTACTGCCACTATCCCACCATTCATTGTGCGCAGCGTAAAGAGAAGCTATTTCAGCAAGATCTCCCTGTGCTATTTTTTGCACTAACTCAAGACTTAACCCATGCGTATTGGGCAAGGGCTGAGAAGGTGCAGGGATGTCCATTGATAGAGGTCAAGAATACAGAAGTTCCTGCTGGCGAGTTGTTTTTTGATGTGCCAGTCAAGCATTTTAAGTATGTTGATCTTACACAGCCTTTTTAGCCGTTCTTTGCCATATCTAGGGCTTCTAGGCGCTCTTTATCTGTGCGGTTTAGCCAACCCCTACCAAATACAGGAAATAGCTTTAAGCCCTTGTAGTACGCTGTACGAGCTTCTGAAAACTTATCTATTAATGTTTCTACATTAGCCTCGTTTATCTTAGCCATTGTGTTTGGGCCAATAACGCCATCCGTTACTACGCCTATTGCGTCTTGCAGCAGTTTAACGCTACGACCTGCGCCAGCATTGACCGCCATAGAAAATACCAATAGATCCAAGCCTCTTGGTAGCTTCTCGCAATAGCTAGTGCGCCAGTACCGCATCTCGTACATAGGGGCTACGATTGCTGGAGTAAGCTCTCTCATGTCCTTTTCTGTAGCAGGATGGCCTATCCATTCTTCCCAGACTCGCTGGGTAACTCCCAAATTAGTGCGGCCTCCAGGATCTTTTGGGTGGTCAATGTAACCTCCCTCGTGCTTTAAAACTAGTTCTAAACAATCTCTAAAGTTCTTGGTCATTTTTTAAGGTTAGCCATAATGCGTGTGCCAAACAGAAAGCCGAAAGCAATGTTAGCGGCTTCTATACCAATGCGTTGAATCTCTGGCGCAACAGGCAGAAACAATGTGCTTATGCCTATTACGATTACAAACAATGCCCCTAGATAGCGGCTAGATGCCCTCAGATCAATTACCCATTGGCTAGGTGTACCGTAGGGGTTATCTAATGCAGCAATAGCCTGTAGCTTGTTTATTTCGTTATTGTCTAGCTTTATCTGCTCATCAACAGAGATAGGCTTTACACCACCTGTAAACATTCCGATTAGGCTTTTAATGCCGTCAATGCCTACTGGAACTAATGCGCCTATGATTGTTTCTAGTATCATTTTTTAAAGACCAATTCAGTCATATAACTAATAAAAGCGCCAGCAACCGAGGCCACCCCCATCAATGCCCATAAAGATCCTTTAGAACGCTCTGCCATAGCCACTAACTTCTTAATGTCTACTTCCATAGCATCTACTTTACGCTCTAAGTTTTCTACGGAATTAACTAACTTACCATATTCTATTGGATCTATATCTGACATCACTTACCCCTAAATACTTGAATTAATTTAGCTGGGTCTTGGAAGTCTTGATCGCAGCTATTACAATGTTTAGAATTTACTTCTGCTTCGTTAATATCAAAATTGCAAAAAGGGCAAAGTAAATGCGTAATTGTTTCTCTTTGCACAATTACATCATTTTCAACGACAGATGGTGACAATATTTGCATTTACCATTTTCCTTTAGGGCATGACAGTTGTTTTATTTTGCTTTTTAATGGCATAAAACATCCGCACATACTACATATTTTATATTCTTTTTTAAAATTTTCACATAAGTTACAAATATTAAGCCTTTGTATTTGTTCTTTACGAGAAACTAGTATTGGTTTTTCTAAGCTAGTAAGCGCCATAAATTGTTCCGACAGAAACAAAAGATAGCGATCCAGAGTTAATTGTTACTGCTCTGCCACCAGCGCCACTTGCTCCGCCTGATGTGCTTCTTGATTCTCCGCCTGATCCGCTAGTACCTAAAAATCCGCCAGCGCCACCAACTCCGCCAAGCTGTCCATTGTTTGACCCAGCGCTACCACCACCGCCAGCACCGCCTGAATTTCCATCAGCGCCATTGCTTGCGTTTGAATATCCAATGGTTGTGCAAAATCTTAAACAACCAGCTAGTCCACCTTGGCAAGAACTATAAGACATTCCTCCGCCGCCACCGCCACCACTAGCAGATAAAGTTACTCCACATCCACCTAATAATGTTAATGCGCCACCACCGCCACCGCCACCACCGCCGCCAATAGTGCCAGTATTTGTAATAGTTATATCTGCATTAATGGTAATAGCAGATCCGCCAGCACCACCAGCGCCGCCACCAGTATCAATACACAAACTTCCTAAGTTATCTGCACCCATACCGCCAGATCCGCCACCGCCACAAATAACATTGTTATTGGTTAGGTTAAGCAATGCAGAGCTTAATATTCCAACTCCGCCTACTTTACCATTTGCGTTTCGATATGTTCCACGAGTGCCGCTTAAACCTGTAATAACGCCATTGTTTGTAATATTAACAATAGATCCTGCTGGCATTGTTCCGATAGTCATTGCGGCTGTAGTGGTAACAGTTGCAGAAACGGTTACTGCAGAATTAACAGTAATATTAGCCAATAATGGAGTTACACCATCCCACCCAGCAGAAGTGGCTGCTGTGTTTACATTGTAATTATTAGTGTTGCTTGCAATAGTCGCATTGAATACATAAGGCTTTAATGCGCCATAGAATTGATTTACGCTAATTTGACCAGATGTAGGAATATTAGCATTTGCTGGAATATTGTCGGTAACAAAAGATCCGGCACGATAATACTCAGAAATGCTAATAGGATTGCTTCCGCCAAATTCGGTCTGAATGGCAGAAAAGGATACTGATCCCGAACTTGGTAGAGCCATTATGGAGTTCCGAAAGCGGTAACATTGCCACTAACAATTAAATTGCCAGACGAGTCTAAAGATGCTTTTGTAACACCTGAGTAGTTAAACTTGAGTACATTGCTTTCAACTATTGTAGTCCAGTTGCCGTTGGTAAATGTAGTGCCAACAACTGTTGTGGCAGTCATAGTTGTTGCGGCTACTGTAGATGCTGTTGATGCGCCAATAGGTGTACCGTTAATTGATCCACCAGTAATGGTTGCGGCTGCGCTAGAAAAAGTAGTTCCAGAGATAGATCCACCAGTAATAACTGGGGATGTAAATGTGCCACCACTTACTGTTGCGCCAGTAATAGATCCGCCCGTAATAACAGGAGCAGTCATAGTGTAAGTACCACCTCTAATACCATCTCCGCAATCACGAATCTGCGCCATCATATCACGCAAAGTATCGTTTACTGCTGAAGGCAACATTCCCTCTGGTGCGCCATCAGGAGGCGTAGCATTATTATTAGCTGGTGTAAGGGAGTATTTAGTATATGCCATGATTTTCCTTGATTATAGCTATTTGTATGATTATTGTGGCTGCTCGTCTGCTTCTACAGCCTTAATAACTTGCTGCAATTCCGTAAAAGCTAGTCCTATTTTTTTTCTGTCTTTTCCTGCTTTTGCAATCTTTTCTAAAGCCATAACACCGTCTGGGCTGGTCATTGCCTTAGCCATACTCTGATAGTCACGAGAGAAGAAAACAGATTGATATAGATTTCCGATAGCAGACAATGGCTGTTTAAGTGTTTGAGTTACTGTGCCTACACTTGCCTCAGCCAACATACCTTTTTCTGCGGTAGGTGATCCAGCAGGAAGTCTACGGCCTTGGGCATCTAATATACGCATCATATTATTTAAGCCTTTAGCTGCTTCTTTACCTTTTTCGCCATATATCTCTACAAATGCTGCCTCTAAATTAGCCCGTTGAGTTGTGTTTCTAGCAATTGTGTCTGCAAATCTTGGGCCAACTGTGCCAGCTTGAGTAGTAGCTGCTCGCTGAACATTCTCTAAAGACGAGCGCATATATTGGTTTAAAAACTCTTTTGGCAATGTTGGGTCGCTTTTAGCTAATGCTCGCACCGCTTTTGTGACCTTATCAGGCGTTAAGTTAATTTCAGCCGCTTTTGTAGCAAACAATTCACCAAACTGCTTAGGGACTTCCGATGTTGCTGCAATATTAGGAATGGGCGTTTCTGTTAATGGGCCAACAATACGCTCTCTAGCCTTTTGATAATCTGCTCTAGCTGAGGCATAAGCTGGAACTTGAATGTCGGCTTTTTCTAGCAAATTTGTTCTAGCTGTTTGGTATGCCTTCATTTCGCCAGTAACTTTACCTTGCGCTGCAACAGCAAGATTATCGTACTTATCAGCTAAGAACTGCCGCATAGATTCAATACGAGCAATAGAGTTATCGGGATAGCCTTTTAGTAAGTCTTGATAAGCAGGTATGTTATCAACCGCCTTGCCTGCTTCCGCAATAACAGCACTTTCACGCTCTAAGTTAGTCATCCAAGACATAGGAATCTTTTTGGATTTAACTGCTTCAAACGCTGGGCCAGCTTCTTTTACTAATTGAGCCTGCAATGCCCTTTGTTCGGATTGTGCAGCCATTTGCATTTCTGTGCCAAGTTGCGCCCTAGTAGTCTGTGGGAACTGCTCTTGTAGCGTTTTTTGCGTTGCCGCACCACGCTCTGCCATAAACTCAGCCATCTGTGGGGCTGATGCAGGCACTCCTTCTACTTGGCGTTGCAATGCTGGTAGTGTTGTTCTACCGCCTGCGGCTTGTTGCATAGCCTCAAATGATGTTACTGGCATACCGGCTTGAAATGACTGACGCTGTAACTGTGATGCCGCTTGTATTTGCGCTGGAGTCATGCGCTGTGTAGACTCGCTATACATACGCTGTAAAGGCGATTGGAGAGCGCTAGGTGCAGATACTAATGGAGTTGCTATACCGCCAACGGCACGAGCAAACGGCTCTAAATCTGTGCCTTTAAATGGAATCGCAAGAGTTTCCTCGCCAGCAGCAGATAACAAAGAAGGAATAATTGCACCTGGAACTGGAGCAGATGCAATATTGCGTACTGCTGTCTGCGCTAATTGACCAGGGAATGATTCTGCCCGTTGCAAAGGAATATACTCGCCAATTGCTTTAGTAATATCTGCTGGGCTTGGGGCTGTCATAACCGGTCTACCAGCAGCAGCCTGCTCAGGAGTTCTGCCTAAAGCTCTGCTAATTAACTCTGCTCCACTTTGTAGCCCACCTGCAACCATGCCTGGCAATCCTAAAATAGCCGATGCGCCTTGCACAATAGGAAGGTTAATTTTTGCCATTGTGGAATCCATAACGCCACGCTCTGCAAACGGCTTTACGCTTGGATCACGCTTTAGTCCTTCGGATGCCAGCTTTTTATCAATGTCGGCTAACGATGTTTCAATAGCAAAATCAGCCTCAGTACCATCAGTTAGTTTTACTACTTTCCGTTCAGCCATGTCTATTCCTATTAGAAACTTCTGCGTTGAGGTTTAGCTGTGCCACCAGATGGAGCAAACTTGCTTAAATCACCAAACTTCTTAGGGTCTAATACAGGGCCTAGACTTGCATCGTATTCAGCAAGAGCGCCTGCGCTATAAGTTTTAGCTTTTAGTAGCTCACGAGCTTTTCTTTCAATTGCGGAATCTCTGTCAGCAAAAGCCTGTAATCCTTGCGCCATAAGTTGTCTGCCTTGCTCTGAGTTACCCAACGATGGGAATACAGACAAGAATGATTTAAATTCTAGGTCAGATGTTGATCCTGATCCAGCCGCACGAACTTGTGTAGCAGCATTAACTTGTAATGCTTGTGCCAATGCGTTTGCTGATGCTGTTTCGCTTTGGATGCCTAATGTTTGTGCTAAGTTAGCGCCAATTTTAACAACTTCGCCACCGCCTTTGCCAACCAATAACGAGTTAATTGAGTTAGCGGTATTTGCTGCTGCTCTAGCAGAGTTTACTCGGTCTGAAATAGCAGAAACTTGTTTAGCGTCTAGCTTTTCTAGTTCTGTATCGCCTGGGCTTACAGTTACCAATGGCCCTTTGCCCATAGTTTTAAAGTCTGTAAAGGACATTGTTTCAGGAATTAACCCTAATCTTTTAGCTTCTGAAAACTCGCCTACGCTACCTGTTAGCTTGGTTTCTTTTGGCTTCATTAACTTAGCGGCTTCTAGCGGATCAATAATAGATATAGCCTGTACTAACTTATCAAAATCAACAGTTGGTGCTGTTGGCAAGTTAGCTCGTAATGCGCCTACCGTTTCTGCGGTAGCCATATCGCCACCAAACTCAGGGCGAGAAAGTAGATCTAATTGTGATCCTGGTGTAGTAGCCATTGGAATTGGCTGAGGAACATTGGTAGTAGCCCCTTGCATTGCTTTTTCAAAAGCGGCTTGACGTTCTTGTTTACGCTTGTATTCGCCCAATTGCTGATTGGCTAACATTTGTTTTAATGTAGTGTCAAACGATGACTGATAGCCCCCATAACCTGCGCCTAATGCGCCAGCCAAAGCCTGACCTGTGCTGACTGGCCTAACTTGAGGGCCTGATGCTCCTAACAATGCAATTAAAGCACCAATGCCGCCCTGCGTTAAAGCATTGCTTTGCATTTGCTGTGTTTGTTGCGGAGTAAGCGCATTTGAATAATCTGGCGCAGAGCCAAGTAAAGCAGAGATAAAGTCTTGAGCCATTTTTCTATCCTAGTAAAGAATATGGATTGCGTTGAGGCGATCTTGTTTGCAATAAATTAAGTATTCCAGAGTAATCTACACCACCTTGCGGTACTGTGCTACCTCTAAATTGTTGTGTAGCACCTGCTGGAGTTGTTGGAGATTGAGCTAATAAATTCTTTCCAAGCCTAGCTACATCTAACGCATCTTTAATTCCAAGGCTTGTAGTTGGAACTGCTTGACCGCCAAAACTAACTGATGTTGCTGGGATTAACTGACCGGCTGCGTTTACTGCTGGAAGGCCGCCTGCACCAAGCATATAACTAGAACCAATAGATCCACCGCCCTCTAAGCCTGTGCCTAATATTGTTCCTGGGGCTAATTCAGCCGATAATCCTGCGCCAGCGCCACCAACAGAACCAGCAGAAGGCAATGCAGGGTTTAATGATCCTACTGTGCCTGTGCCGCCACCAATTGCTGCGCCTGTGCCAGCCAATGCTGAACCGCCAGCAATTCCTAATCCTGCGGCAGCTTGTGTTCCTGCAATACCAGCAGCAGATCCAGCGCCACCCAATGATCCTACTGTTCCACCGCTTGCTAATAATCCACCACTAGCGCCTGCTCCTGCGGTTAATCCTGTTCCAGCAGCAGTACCGCCAGCAGCGCCAGCAGTTGCGTAGGATGTTGCTGCGGCATTTGCTAAAGCTGTTGCTTCTGCTGCCGTTGCTCCACTAGCAACTGCTGAAGAAAACGCTGCCTCTCCAGCTAAAGCTGCGCCTTCTGCTGTTCCAGCAATAGTTGCGCCTTCTGCTGCTAAAAGTGATGGATCTAAATACCCAGTTAAATATGCTACTGCAATAACTGCTGGTAAAGTCCACCCCCCAGGTATCTCACGATTTACAAAAGTATCAACTTCTGCCAATCCGCTACCAATAGCAGGGCCAGGGTCAATATCAGCCAATCCACCTAAAATACCACCACCACCGCCATCCGTTCCAAGCGCAGAGGAAATTGGATCTGTAATTGCACTAACAAGCCCACCACCGCCACCGCCTTGTGGCTTAATTTTTCTATCGCCAATATGTTGAAATGCCATAGCAGGCAAATCAGGTATATCCATTAAAGCGCAAGCTCGGCTGTTAAATCTCATAGTCTATATTCCACTAATATTTGTTTGTTTTCAAAGCCAATGCGTTTCCATAAACGAGCCACAGACTCTCTTGCGTATCCTTGAATTTTAGTTGCCCCCATGTTTTTGAGCAAACTTTTAAACTGATCTGATATTGCTCTATCGCTTACAAACTTGCCACCAATCGCTGTTACAAAAGCAATTAAATCATTTGGATATGGCAAAAGACTAACTACCGCAGCACCAAATATCTTGCCTTCATTTTCAGCAACAAACAATATCCATTGCTTATTGGTAATAAATACTTTTAACTGGTCTAGATTAAACTCCTCTACACCACTTAAATCTAAAGCTGGTTGCAAATACTCTGCTATTGCATCCCAATGCTGATGTATGTAAGCAGCATTAAGATGTATTACTTTCATTTATAGG